CCCGAGCAAGGAAGACGATGCCTCGACTACCGGAAAATACTTTAGTATCCTCCGGATCTTGACATCGAGCCATTGGCACGTAGCCCAGTAGCCTGCCTGATACAGCAGGTTACGGAAAGCTACGATGGCTATCACTTCCTCGACGTGCTTCCGATCAGTCGGGAGCAATCGCCGGAGTCTGACAATACTGACGTCAGTTCCCGCGTAATACTCCTTCCCACAAGACTCTCTGAACCTACCGGTCCAGAAGGACTTGCGTTGATTCACTCTTACTCCGAAGAGTTCGAGTGCTTCAATGACGGAAGGCACAAATTCTACGGGGACGATAATATCGTCGCCGTAGACACGCACCCGACCCCGCATAGAATGTATCAATGCGGAATCGGTCTGGGTGCTAAGTGCCCTACCGATCCCAACGAATATGATGGTCAGAAAGACCATTTCTTCGATGGGGAAGGTGAGCGCTGAACCCATAGACGCGAACTTGGCGAGGTGTTTAACACCATAGCCAGGTACACGCGCGGTCCTAGACCGGCAAGCCTGAATAGCTCTACGCATTGAGCTAGACGAGCTTGTCATGTTTAGTACTAGCGCGTTCGAGACTCTATCGGATGCTTCGCTAAGATCTAGCGTAGCAAGTTCTCCGTTTAGAGAACCCTTGAGGGCCATACGCTGATTAGGCGTCTGGTCATCAAAACCGAGAAAGGATCCGAGATGGAACTTACGGATACCTTCGAGGATCACGGGGAGAAGCGCCTGCTGTGCGTACTGCATAGCAGTGGGCTCAACCCCAATGATTCTCGGAGTCTTGAGCGTTTTTGGAACCGAGATAACCTTAACGGGTATCTCGTCTCCAGGTTCGAGGACTCGGATGGCGGCCAACTCTTCGACATGGTCGGGAGTTGGAAGGAGATGAAGTTCCATTGGGAACTCTTTCTCCAACCGTCTGGGCCAGGACTTCTGCCGATATTTTGCGTTTCCACGCAATTTATCCGCAGTAGCGCCTGGACCATGCTTTGGAACAGGGGGACTGTCCTCAATCTCACGATCGAGGGCAACCCACATGTCTCCAAAAAGCATGTCTGCAGTTCGGCGGAAGTCGTCCAGATCTCTCTGGACTATTCCTCCCGTGCAGACACCGACGTCCTTCTCACACTCGATGTAGCCACGAAACGCGGCTTGCTCCCTCGCATCTGTGCAAGGTAGCAAGATCTTCGAGTACATCAGCGTAAGCTGACGTATCTCTTGGATTGCGTCCACGTTGGGCTCATCGAGTAGCACACCAGAGTCACGGTCAAACACAAGCTCCAGGAAACCTCCGAGAAATCGGGGGAGACCTTTCCATCTGCTAAACGAGCAGAAGGAACTGGGAGCGACGCGACCTTGGTCAAGGCTTCTCTCGAAGTCTTTTCCAAAGTCGGCCAGGGTCATCGTTAAAAACGAGAACCCCTCGTGCTTGACACGTGCCTTGACTGTTTCAAAGTCAAGGGTGGTGCTTGTGCGACATCTGATTGCCGATTCTTCAGCAATCATTCCCCAAAGGAGGTAATCATCCTCTCTTGGGTGTTGGAGCCGTTGTTGGCTTTTCATAGCCCGTTCTCCTTATAGAGGACGTTGACTATCCAAGCCCACAACATTCAACTACAGAACGATCACCTGATACGAATTACATACGTACCAGGCTTATCCAGAATCTCATGTACTGAAGACTCTAGATAATTGATCGTGCTGTGGCACTCCTTAACTGCATCATCCACATACAGTGGACACCTAGTTATGGTCCCAGGAACTGGGAACATAACCTTGGTACCACTTTCGTCTTCTTTCACAGAAGTTACTGTGAAGAGGATGAACATGGGGATGATCAGGCAAAGGGCAAGAGCAAACCGTTTTACTCTTCGAATAAACGAAAAGTATGCGGCAAGGCGCTTGCCAATGTCGGATGGCTCCAGATTCCTCGCCTCCCAAAGGTGAGTCTTACGACTCGCCAGCGAGAAGCTTGGTAATCAGGGCATCCGTCGATGCGGTGAACGTGGCCTTAAAGCCATCGTAAACCGCCTTCGCCTCCGCGGGCGTGTAGCCCAGCACAGGGACGTCAAACACGATGTAGTTACTCATCGACAGTTTGGCGTTCTGCGCCGGGATAAACAGGTCCGCGGCGATCTTGGAGTGGTCGACCCGGAGCACTCGCCGGTTCCTGCGCCCGTAGGCGTGGGAAGCGGTCAAGCGAACCAGTCCGTCCGATGACGTGTACTCGCTCTTGTTGTTTTGGACGTTAGTCCGCGGCAACGAGATCGGGGTACCCGAAATCGTTACGGACTGGGGGTCAGCAAATGCCATAGGCATGCTCCTTTGCAGGTATAAACCTGCTTTGGTGGTTGTGCAGTGGACCTACACTAGCCGCGCCGGGTAATACCTAGCGCGGCCAGGATCGAGGCTTGGAAGGTCGATAGACCCTCCCAAGTTACCCCGAAACCAAAGGGGTTAGCCGGACGCCTCACCTTAGTCTCAGTGACCAAGGTCAACGGTCCCGCAACCTGAGGGATACCTTTAACACGGTATCCACTCTTAGGCTGGGTATAGGTACGTTCCTTGATGGAATGTTCCATCATGTACCCATACCGCATAACCAGGCCACCGGTCCCGAAATCGGAGATGTTAGAGATAACATCCCCGGCATTCGAGAACCAGTCGACGGCCCAGCTCCACGGAGTAAGTTCCCAGACAGTGTCTGGCGTCGCTTGTATGCCGAGTCTATCGGCCATCAGACGCAACCTACTTATCTTGTCCCGGCTATCGTAACCGGTAGGCAAGTAGTAGGTGAAAGCGCCTGAAAACCAGCGACGTATGGTGGTTTCCTCCACCACGGTAACTTTCCCCGCACCCACAGTATCTGGTTGGAAAAGGTTAGCCGGCCATGCCAAAGCAGGCAAGGTCGGACTAAGATTTTCTTCCCAGGTATCTGAGGATCGTTCTATTGGGAACTCGTAACGCCGCCTAACGACTCCTCCGGCATCCCGCTCGTACTGTGCAAGCACAGTATCGAATTGGGTGACGGTATTAGTGAAATCAGAAATATCACTAATTAGGGGTCGCCAGCCAAATTGGACATTGAGGTAGTCTTCACTAGCACTACGAACAATATCTGATCTGGCCTTCCAGCTCGCGGAGCCAATGAGGTGAGGTAAACCCTCACGCCAAAGTTCTCCGAGAGCTTGGGCAGCGTCTACGGGTGGATTAGTGGGCTTACATCGGGCAATTGCCGTCGCTCCGAATTCGTCAAGCGCATCGTTAGATGAGCGAGCCGAAGGCGGAAACGCCGGAAATTTACGCCCTTCTGAATCGGGAGCAGACAAAGCGATGCGAGGAATCATGACCCCGTCGTAAGACAGGACCTGAGTCAACGCACCGAATGGCTGCTTCCACTTGTCAGTGAAGTGTATCCGAGAACCTCGGACATCACACCACTGGCGAGTTGATTCAAAAGGACCTCCGATGTCTTCCAACCCGCCTTTTCTAAGGCGGGAAATTGGATGCCCTTCCGACACAGTAACTTGTGTCCCACCAAGGTAAGCAACTCGATCGTTGGATGGAGACGACGTAACAACCGTCCCTCCTTCGTCTGGATCCCAGTAAGCAGCTAGTCCTTTGCCCGCTCTTTGCGCGGCAGAGGGTAATAGACGCTTACGGGTTGTTGTACCCGGTGGCAATAGAACACTCCTTTGGTGATTTTTCTCATCTTAATTAAGATGAGAGGTGTCGTGCACTGCACAGCCCCCCC